GGTGGACGCAACTACCAACCGAGTGGACCGATTAAGATTACTCGGCAATGGCGTAGTAAATCAGACAGCTGCCAAAGCATTCGTAACTTTAATACAAAGACTAACTTGAATAAATACATCATAAAAGTTGAACGATATGACTTCGCACCTGGCAACGTACAGACTTATTGCAAGTGGGCAAATGATCACAAGCAAGCCTTGGATTATATATTTAATAAAAGAAATAAAGATGGCCTTGCTATGTATAAACGAGGTGGTTTAGGAAGAATAATATCAGTAAAAAGAATGAACGATGTATAATACTTCATCTGAATCCATAAGTAATTTTATTAAATGGGCGCAAGAGCGCTTAGCTCGTGAGGTTGAAGAAAATGAAAAGATTGAAGAGGAAACTGGCGAAGCTAATTATCAGCCGGACTCAGTATTCGCAAGGTTTTATACGGAGCAAGATAAACTCAATGCCATAAACGGAGTAAACTATTACAGAGACAAAGGTATGAGTATGCCCGCAGCTTGTAAGAAATACGGAATCAGCACCTCGAGTTATGGCAAATGGAGACGGCAACTAAAATTACCAGTTTACAAACGCAGATGACTTCATTCATAAAACCGCCAAAAGAAACCAAGTGGAAT